TACCGCTAGGCTTTTACTGTAGCAAAGAACACGCCTTAGAACATCAGCAGGCCAAAGCTATAGCCAGTGTGAGCAAGATTAGAGCAAAAGCCACACAATTAGCTAAGAAAAACATAAAGGCCCGTAAACAGGCTTTAAAGAGCCTTGGTGATCTACACAAAGAAGCGCAGCCAGAATTTAACAAGTACATCAGACTAAGAGACAAAGGAAAGCCCTGTATAAGCTGTCAAAGACACCACACAGGCCAGATTCACGCAGGGCATTACAGATCGGTAGGGGCAGCAGCAGAATTGCGTTACAACGAGAACAACGTCCACGCCCAATGTGCGCCTTGTAATAATCATTTATCAGGTAACGCCATTGATTACCGCATTAATCTGATTAACAAGATTGGCATAGAACAGGTTGAGTTATTAGAAGGGCCACAAGAGCCAAAGCGTTATAGGCGTGACGATATTATTGCGATCAAGGCTAAGTACAAAGCATTAGTTAAAGAGTTAACAATAAAGCTAGAGGGTGCTGCATGATACCTATACATCAAGACGAAGTTAACCAGGGGGCAAACCTTATTGCGTTACTTATAAAATCTTTAGTAGAAGTCAACGATGGTCGGCTTCTAAATGAACAAGATGATTTATTAATCGCTGCGGCAGTAGTTTGGATTGATGAATACAGTGAAATAGATGTTGAAGAAATAGAAATAACGGAACATTAAAAGGAATTTATATGCAGGTTGAACAGCTAAAGGTAGGGGATTTAATTCCTTACGTTAATAACTCACGCACACACTCAGATGAACAAGTCATGCAAGTGGCGTCTAGCATTAAAGAGTTTGGTTTCACTAACCCAATATTGATTGATGATGATGGTGGCATCATAGCTGGTCATGGGCGGCTAATGGCGGCTAAGAAGCTAGGGTTAGATGAAGTGCCATGTATAAGGCTAGGTCATTTGTCAGAAGCGCAGCGTAAAGCCTACGTTATTGCTGATAACCAGTTGGCACTAAATAGTGGATGGGACTTAGACACGCTAAAGCTAGAAATGGACAGGCTAGGTGAACTTGATTTTGATATAGAGCTCTTAGGCTTTGATGATGATTTTCTAGCCAGCTTAATGATAGAAGAGCCTGGTGAGGGGCTAACCGATGAAGATGCCGTACCAGAGCCTCCAGAAACGCCTATAACAGTTGAAGGTGATGTGTGGGTACTAGGTAATCATAGATTAATGTGTGGCGACTCTACCAGCATCGATGCGTTGGAAAAATTAACGAATAATCAGTTAGTTGATATGTGGCTAACTGACCCTCCATACAATGTGGCTTATGAAGGAAAAACTAAAGACGCGTTAACAATTCAAAACGATAGCATGAACAATGAAAGTTTCCGTCAATTCTTAACTGACTCATATTCAGCAGCCGATTCTGTTATGAAGCAGGGGGCTGTGTTTTACATTTGGCATGCTGACTCAGAAGGATATAACTTCAGAGGGGCGGCACAAGATACGGGTTGGCAAGTAAGGCAGTGTTTGATTTGGAAAAAATCGAGCATGGTTATGGGCCGTCAGGATTACCATTGGAAACATGAGCCATGTCTGTATGGGTGGAAAAGTGGATCTGGTCACTTATGGTCAACAGATAGAAAGCAGACAACTATTCTTGAGTTTGACAGGCCAAACCGAAATGCAGAACACCCAACAATGAAGCCAGTTGAGTTGTTTGAATACCAAATGCTTAACAACACAAAAGGTGGCGATCAGGTTTTAGATAGTTTTGCAGGGTCTGGCACAACAGTAATTGCATGCGAAAAACATGGGCGTTTTGCAAGAGTGATGGAGTTAGACCCTAAATACTGTGATGTAATTATTAAACGCTGGCAAGAGTTTACAGGCAAGCAAGCCATTAACGAAGGTACAGGTAAACCATACATTGAAATGAGCAGCGTAATTGAGGGTGCAGCATGACAGACAAGAAACCACCACATAGGCCCAAAGGCTCAACCATTCCTATTGATTGGGGACAGGTTGATAAAATGTGCGCTATTCAATGCACAGGTGAAGAAATAGCAGGGGTGTTAGACATTGATTACGACACCCTAGCTAGTGCTTGCAAAAGGGAACATGGCCTGCTTTTTTCGGAGTATATCGGACAAAAGAAATCAGGTGGTCGTATGAGTTTAAGGCGCATCCAATACTCAACCGCTATGGAAGGTAATGCAACCATGCTGGTATGGCTAGGTAAGAACTGGTTAGGGCAGACCGATAAAATGGACACCACATCTAGTGACGGCTCCATGACACCGCCAACGACTATTAACCTGGTTGCTAAAGAGTTTGAGAATCTTTAATGACTGAAATAGACATTGAACTGCCACCTAAATTAGTTCCTATCTTCCAAGGGGAGGCAAGAATCCGCGCAGCCTTTGGAGGTCGGGGTGGTGCAAAATCGAGAGCCTTTGCATTAATGACTGCGGTGTGGGGCTTTAAATTTGGCATGAGTGGTCGCACTGGTCAGATACTTTGTCTGCGTCAATACATGAACAGCCTCAGTGAATCATCATTTGCTGAAATAAAGAACGCTATACAAGCAGTGCCGTTTCTCAATAATTATTATGATTGTGGCGATCATTACATTCGCAGTAAAGACGGACGTATCAGTTATAGCTTTGCAGGCTTAACACGCAACATCGACAGTATTAAGTCTAAAGCCCGTATTTTGTTAGCGTTCATTGATGAAGCCGAGACAGTCAGTGAAGAGGCTTATATGAAGCTAATGCCGTCTATTCGTGAAGAGAATAGCGAGTGTTGGATTATCTGGAATCCGCAGTCTAAAACATCAGCGACAAATATACGCTTTCGCGAGAACAAGCCTGCCGATTGCAAAATCACTAAGATAGGCTGGCAAGACAACCCCTGGTTCCCAGAAGTTTTAAATAAGCAACGCTTAGAAGATTTGGAACAGCGGCCCGATACCTATGGTCATGTGTGGGAATCAGACTTTCTTGAATTTCCAGAAGGTGCGTTTTGGATACGAGAAATTAACGAGGCTCAATCGGATGGGCGTATAGGCAAGCTGCCAGTAGTTGCCTCACACCCTTGCATGACGTTTTGGGATATAGGCAGTAGTGACGGCTGTGCAATATTCGTTGTGCAAAAGGTTGGGCTTGAGTACAGGTGTATAAATTTCTATGAAGCATGGAATGAGCCATATAGTCATGCGGTTAAATGGTTACAAAGTTTGGACTTAGTGTTTGAAGATATGTATTTGCCACACGATGCCGATCATAAACGGCAAGGCGAACTAAAGAATAAAAGCCCCAAGGATATGCTTAAACAACTTATGCCTGGTGCAAACTGGCGAATAGTTCCACGAATCCAAGAACTAAACTGGGGTGTGCAACAGACTGCCGATATGTTTCCGTATATTTGGATTGATGATGAAAAGTGTGCAGCAGGGCTAGAACACCTCAAAGCCTACAGACGCAAATGGTCAAACAGTGAGCAACGCTGGTCGCACATACCCGATAAGTCTGAGGGCCACAGTGAAGCCGCAGACGCGCTTAGACAAATGGCACAAGCCTTTGCAGCAGGGGATTTAGGCAGAACTAAGAAAAAACATCGTGGAGCATTAAAACGGAATGTTAAAGGACTAGCATAATATGGTATAATGCGCTAACAATTTTGGGGGATGCACCATGATTACCAAAAAGCCTAAGAAAAAATCTGTTAAAAAGCCAATCAAGAAGGGTGGGTATTCTTTGTAATGGCTATCTCAACATTTACAGAGTTAAAAACATCAATCGCTAATTTCTTAAATCGTGATGATCTAACGGCTACTATTCCTGATTTTATTAGCCTAGCTGAATCGTCAATCAACAATGAGATTAGACATTGGCGCATGGAGACACGCGCTGAAACAACCATTGACAGCCAGTTTACAGGCATACCCACCGATTGGTTATCGACTATAAGATTTCACCTGGTTACGACAGGCACTAGCAGTTTAGATTTTATGTCGCTGGCTACTATGCAAGCAAGCCGAGCAGCGCGTAACAACTCCACAGGCACACCAACCAACTACAGCCTTAACTCGTCACAATTTGAGGTATTTCCAACGCCTGATGGTTCTTACAGCGCAATCTTAATGTATTACGCAAAAATTCCCACACTTTCTGATTCAGCAACCACTAACTGGTTGTTAACCCATCATCCCGATATTTATTTGTATGGTGCTTTGCTGCATAGCGCACCTTACTTAAAAGAAGATGAAAGAGCCTCAACATGGGCTGCTCTTTATTCTGCTGCTGTAGCGCGTGTAAACACCGCCAGTAGTCGATCAACCGCGAGTGGCTCTGGCCTACGCTTGAAAATAGGTGCTTATTAATGTCATTTACGACTTTCTTAGAAAACGAAGTATTAGATCATGTATTCCGAAATGCGGCATACACACCCCCATCTACCGTCTATATCGGCCTTTATACATCAGCCACAGGCGCAGGCGGTACAGGCACAGAAGTATCGGGCAATGGGTACACACGAAAAGCTATGGCTTTTGATGCGTCTGTATCGGGTGCAATCGACAATACTAGCGCAGTTGAGTTTCCAACGGCTACGGGTGTGTGGGGAACCATTACGCATACGGCTGTATTAGATGCAGCAACAGGCGGCAATATGCTTGCTGAGACAGCGTTAACAGCGAGTAAGCCCATTGGCAGTGGTGATGTGTTTCGATTCCAAGCTGGCGAATTTGACATAACGCTCACCTAGAATGAATGGTTATGGAGCCGCCAATTACGGCATTAACATTTATGGTCAGGCTGCTTATGTAGATGCGGCTGCTGTTATCAATGCGGCTTCATCGGTCACGGCTACGGCTCAACAGGTTTTTCAAGCTAGTGCTGAGATTGATGCAGTATCAAGCGTTACGGCTAATGGGCAAAAGTTTGGTCACGCCAGCGCAGTAATAGAGGCTGTAAGCACTGTTACGGCTACTGGACAGGACATAGGACAAGGGCAAGCGTCTATTGAGGCGGTAAGCACTGTAACGGCTGATGCGGTTTATGTGGTGTCTGCAAGCGCAGTTATTAACGCTGTGTCGGGTGTAACGGCAAATGGTACTGCCAAGATGGGCGGTGCAGCAGTTATACAAGCGGCATCAGGCATGACGGCAACAGGGCGTTATAAGTATGAGCCATTGCCGATTGATGTAGCAACATGGGCTACCAAGCCAGTTGATAGTGCAACCTGGACAACCTTGTAAAAGATTAACGAATAGGAAAGTAAAATGGCAGATACAACCACACCCAATTATGGCTTAACGAAGCCCGAAGTTGGAGCCTCAGAGGATACTTGGGGTACGAAAATCAACACTAACCTTAATCTCATAGACACGCAGATGAAGGTGTCTGATGATCGTTCTGCTGCTAACACTACTGTTGCCAATGCTGCTTTGCCCAAGGCAGGCGGTGAGCTAACAGGCGATGTGACAAATACATCAACAGGCTCATTTCAAGTAGCACAGGGTACTACGGCAGAGCGTCCAGCAGGCACAGCTAATGGTCGTTTACGCTACAACTCTACTGAGGCAGCTTTTGAAGGCTACACAGCCGCAGGGTGGGGTGAGATTGGCGGTGGTGGTAGCAGTTTAGGTACTGATTCTATAATTAGAACCAATTTG